GCCTCGCGGCGCGGGCTGCCCTCATAGCGCAGGACTGGACTCAGCCAATGCGGCAGGTTGTGATCGATTTCCATTTGCAGGACGTCGACCGGAATCGTCTTGGGCTCGTCGCTCATGCGGCTAACGGAACCTCTGTGAACTTCGGCGCTTCACCCGCCCAGGCATCCCATCCCTTCCAGGCCGTGCCTGCGACCACGACCTCTTGCTCACTGTGAATATTGATGCCGTAAGCAGGCACCGAGACGACAGCAGTGCGCGGCACACTGGCGCGCAGCACCACGCGGCCGCCGAAAGCCCCCCACCCATTCGCAACACCGTGCGCGACGCTGGTCGAAAGGGCGCCGTTACGCTGCACTTGCAATGTCGGCAATTGCTGGTGGATTCCTACCATGCGGGCGCGCATGTCCTTCATGTGCGCCATCGCAGATTCGTATTGCCCAGGTTCGAGGCCTCGCTTGTCGATACCGCGATACAGGTCGAGCGACTTTACTCCGGCCTTGTCGAGCAAATACTGCGACGTCTCCCATTTTGCGCGGACGTATTCTTTCACACCCTCATAGCCACCGACGTTTGCCATTTGCTTATCAGCGTTAGCGATCACTTTGGCACGGTCGATGTCGGTCGATGTCTTGGCCTTGAGCCGTCCACCCAACTCGTCGGCGATGGCAACCTGCAAAAGCTTTCCGCCATTCGATGTCGATGAACCTTTCCAGTCGCTCCACAACTTGCCGTCCATGCTCTTGACGGCATTGACCAACGCAGGCGTCACTTCTCTTTTGAATACGTTCTTCGCGATCAGATCGGCGGCGCGCTCGACCGATAGTTGGCGCGCGAGCGCCTGGGTCCGCTTGTAATCCTCGCCGCTGGTCGTGTTGAGCGGATCGTAGGTCTTGGGAAGCGCGACGACGACGCCCTGCTCGGTCGGTGTTTCGTCGCTAAGCAACTCGGTATTGTTCTTGGTCCATTCAAACTTGCTCTTGTCGCTCAAGCCGTCGTTCCAATCGCTTTCCATCATTTCGGCCGCGCTGTCCTCCAGATAGTCGGGCGGCGATATGTCGCCACTCTTGCTGTCGGCGGTCTTGTCGAATGCTTTCTCGATCGCCTTGCTCAATCCGTCGCGCATTTCTTCGGTCAGCTGTTCTTCCGGCTTCACCGGCTCGATGCCCGGCAGCGTTCCTTGTTCTGGCGGCGGCAGATTGCTCGGCTCCTGCAACTTTTCGTCGTCGAAGTTAACTTCGAATTTGCCGCCGCCGTCGGACCCGTCCTGATAGGTCATCGAGATCGCCGCCATCAGCTGGTCGTCCGTATAGGGAATGCGGCCATCGAATTCGCCGCGGAAATCATTGATGGCATCCGCGGCCCATTCCGTTTCCTTATGTTCGTTGTAATCGCTGACGACGATTGACTTTGCCTCATCGAGCGCTTGGCCGCTCTCGTACCAGTTCTGCTTCTCGTTATCGACGTAGCCTTGCAAGCTTTGTTCTTTGTACGCGTCGAAGGCTTGCTCTTGGATGTCATTGCTGACTTGGTCCCATTCCTCTGGGACAAACGGCTGGTCATCCTCATCGACCTCGCCACCGCCGATCGCATGGCCGACCGCATCTGACGCCATCTTGTCCAGCGTCGGCTTCGCCGTCTGATATTCGCGTTCGAGCCGCTTCGCGGTGGCCTTGTTCCACTCATCGCCGCCGACCGAGATCACATGCGGATCGAGCGCGGGCTCGGCGGCAGGCTTATCGGCCGACGTGCCGCCGTCGCCATCGCCGCCGCCCTCGGTCCACTTGCCGGAGTCGTCGCGTGGCTCGTCGGGATCGAATGCGCGGAGTCTAGCGAGCGTTCGCTCGACCTCGGCTCGCACGGCCGCCCACGTCTTCGGGCGTGCAAGCTCGGCCGTCGCGGGCATTTCAGACGCAGATTAGCTTGACGGTGCAGGCTGATATCTGCGGGATCGGATTTTCGTTCGAACCCGACCTGACCTTGATCCAAAGAGCCCCGTCCGTAAGCGAGGTATCCATGTTTAATGCACTCCCTGGGCCGACTGACATTAAAAATTCTCGGCCCTCAACATCGAGCAAATTGTAGAATGAGATATTATCGTCCGACATTTTGAAGCTGATATTCGCAGCCGTCCAATCCGACGGTATCAGGATCGCAGTCATCGCCAAGGTCGTTAGATCGCCAGCGGTCGACATTGCATCGCCAGCCGCGATCGTGACTGCCACAACATTCTTAGTTGGCATCGGATGCCTCCAGCTGTGCGAGCGCGCCGTCCCAGTCGTCGGCGATCGTCTGGCGGCGGAGCCGCACGTTGTCGTACCAGGGCGCGAGCCAGCGCCAGCTGGCCCAATGGCTCAGCAGCCCGTCGACGCGCGGATGCCCGATGGCGCCAGCCAGATGCAGCGCCGCCGTGTCGACGCTGACGATACGATCCATCGCCAGCATCAGCGCGGCGCAGTCGGCGAAATTCTCCAGCGGGTGAATCTGGACGCCCTGCGCCAGCGCTTCGAGCGCGCCCTGTTTTTGCACACTATGCAAATTTGCATCGCCGAGCGCGGCGACCAGTTTGGCGAGCGGGATCGCGCGCGGATAATCACCTGGGCGTTGCACGCTCGCCGACCACGCGATGCCGATGTGTCGCCCCGGGCCGAGTTGCTCGCGCGCGCGCGCGACCGCGGCTGGATCGACGTGCACATACGGTTTGCTGCTGACAGTATCCGGCGCGACCGCTAGCATGCCAAGAACGTGCAGGATCGGGCAGACGAAATCAGCATCTTGCAGAACGCTGGTGACGGGCGCGAGCGGCGCCGCGAGCGCCCGCAATTCGTCCGGCACCATCAAGACGACCTCGGCCCCGATCGCCCGCAGCAGCGGCACGTATCGCAGCGCCATGATGGTATCGCCGAAACCGTGCGCGTGCAGCAACAGCAGACGCTTGCCGGCAAGTTCTTCGCCATCCCAGAGCTTGCAGCCGGCGGCGACCGCTTCGGTCACGGCTTGGCGCATGAACGGCGGATGTCGCTCGCATTGCCGATATTCCGCGAAGCCTTCGCGCCAGCGGCCGAGCGCGAGCAGGATCATGGCGCGATTGAAGCGGGCGAACAGCGTCGGCGCCAGCGCCATCGCGGCATCGAATTCGAGCAGCGCTTCAGTGTTGTGATTCTCGCGCCCGAAAGCGAGCGCGCGCTCGAAGTGGGAGATGTACTCGGCGATGGACAGATCGCTACAGTTGGCGTTCTGGGCAAGCGCCCTGGATGTTGCTGCGACGAACACGGCGTGATCGAGCACGTCGAGCTTTACGATCTGACGGCGGCTGACAGGCTTGTTGCCTCGTACTTGCAGAATGTCGCCGTCAGGGATCATAGCCTTGTGGCCGTTGCGGCTGCGCACGTCGAGGATTTCGCCCTTCGCCGTGAGGCCGCGCCAGCCGTGCTCGGTTTCTTCCAGCGCGATGATGGCATCGTCGACCGGAAGATCGTCGACGAAGGTGGATTCCTTCATTTCCAGCTTGGCGTCAGCCACGCGACGGCGCGCGGATCGCGCAGCACCCATGACACGGGCCAGCGCATCTTGAGCGCCACGCTGTCGGTCTGGAACAGACTGCGCGCGGGCGACGCGGGCGCGCCGCCGTTCACGATCGGCAACGGGGTATCGTTCATGTGCAATTCGGCCGCCGTCGAGGCCTCGATCTCGGGCTCCGGATTGATCGCCGACACCAGCGCCGCGGGCGCCACGCACAGCAGATCATTTCCGACCGCGTTGCTCGCAAGCACTGTGACGTTCCCAGCCTGGAGCACGAACCGCATGATCATGGCAGCGATGCGCCCCGGCGAACCGATGAGCACAAACGGTCCGTTGCCGCCCACCGCCGAGACGGCGTTGATCAACGTCGCGCAATCCTCATAGAAAGCCTGCAAAGCATCGGCCGACGCGCTCGGCGGCGTCGCGGTGACGCCATTGCGCAGGCCGGCCGGCGCAGCGGCAGTGGCCGCAGTAGAGCCGAACAGCGCCACATCGAGCGCCGCCGACGCTGATCGCATCAACGTGTCGCCGACCAGAACTTCTGCGTTCGAGGACACGATCATTTCGCGCGTCAAAACGCTGATGGCGCCAAGCTTATATGGCTGCAACAACGCCGCCGCAGCCGCCAGCTGTCGAACCGGAATCGGAGCGCCTTCGGCGACGAAGCCTGCATTGCCAGCGCCCGCCACGAAGCCGGGTGCGCTGATCAGGCCATGGCCATCGAACAGCAGCACGACCGATTGCAAGAGCAACTGCGCGCCAGCGGCCGACGGCCCCATGCCCGCGAGCCCGTCGTTGACGACCTTCTGCGCAAGCTCGGCGGCCCAGCCGGCGACCGTCGTCATGGCCGGTGCGGACGCAGCGCGGGTGAGCAGCTGCGCGAGAATTTTGTCGGACGGCCAAAGACCGGTGGCGACGTCCAGCGGCGTGCGCCGCATCGCGCTCGCGACGGCCCGCGCCGTCAGCAGGCGGGTGAAGAGATTCCCGCCGGATGGCGGCGGCGGCAGTTCGCGTTCGCGCCGCGCCTCTGCGCGCACGCGGAACGGCTCGACAAGCGCGTTCATTGAAATATTCTCCAAATTATGCGTCTGACCCATGAGGTCGGTGGCCGAGGTTCAGAGCGACTTAGTCGCCGTTGCGATCTAAGAATCAACTCTTCAAGCGACAACGTTGTTGGCACCGAAGTTTTCTTGAGCGAAACACCGGGAGGCAGTTTCGCCAGGGCTCGCGCTACTAGCGTTAGATGTCCATCTCTGAGTGAGCAACTCATTGCTGTTCATCCAATCAATGTATCGATGTCGATCGGCTTGGCGACGCGATCGCGCGAGCGCAGTCCGAGCATCATGGCGAGCGCCACGGCCCCGTCGATCCGGAACCGGGCTTTGTCCTTGTCGATTTTCCTGTTGCCTGCCGGGTCCATCGTCGCAACGGCGTTCGCCATGTTCCAGTTGAGGACGGGGCTGCTTGGATGGATGATCGTGCGCTCGGTGACTGCAAGCTCGATCGCATCAATCGCCGGCCCCATGTCCCTATATCCCTGACCCCACGGCACAAGACGCAAGCCATCGCCTTTGTCCCCATCTTTGAAAGCCTGAAGTCCGATGCGATCGAATTCTCGCAACAGATCGTCGACGCGCCATCGGTCGTAAGCCAGCGCGCGAATCTTCTGCGTCTGGCCCAGCTGCGCAATGAAGGTCGCGATCACCTCCGGGTCGATCGAGCGGCCCGGCGTAGTCATCATATGGCCGCTGGCGACCCATTCCTGATATCTGTGACTGCCGGTGCCGAAGTCGCGCGCCGAATGTTCCGCCAGCAATTCGATCGGCTTCCAGAAAAACGCGCGGATACGAGTCGGGTCGTCGACGGTCCCCATGATCAGCGCCGTCAGATCAACCACGCTGGATAGGTCGAGGCCGAGATAAACTTCTTCGTCCTCGCGGATTTCGACGACGCCCGCGCACGCCATCCATTCAGCGCGCGAGATCAGTGACGCCGTCGGCGAGACGCGCTGATTGAGAAATAAGTTCCTGACTTTTGGTTCTTCCGCCGGCATGCGCTTGGCCTTGCGAATGGCTGCAACGAGGTCGTCGCGATCGCGCCACTTGCCCAGCGCCGGATTCGCCTTGAGCCACTGCGCCTCATCATCGAGGCTGCATTCATCGTCGGCAGCATGCAGATGGCAGACGATCGCCGGGTCGTTCTTCGAGAGCCCGTCATCGATCAGCTTCGAGAGAATGTGCTCTGGGTCGTTCGACTGCGTGCTGATCACGACAAACAAAGGCTCGCTCCGCGCACCGAACGACGTGTCTAGCACGTCGTAAAGCTCGCGGCTTTTCGCCTGCGCCAACTCATCGTAGATGGCGACGCTCGGCAGATAGCCGTGCTTCGTTCCTGCTTCAGCCGAGACGGCGCGGAAGATCGAGCCCGTGGGATGCGCGATCATCGTCTTAGTAGACGAGATGATTTCGATCTCGTCGCGCAGGAGCGGCTCGCGCTGGACGATCTGCTTGGCGAACTTGAAGATGATGGACGCCTGATCGCGGTCGTTGGCGGCGCTGTAAATCTCGCCGTTGGGGATCGCTTCAGGGCCGATCAGATGCGCGAGCACGATGGCCGCGATCAGCGCCGTCTTGCCGTTCTTCCTGGCGACGGACAAGATCGCCCGCCGCACCATGCGCCGCGTGCCACGATGCGGCTCGTAGACATCGCGGATAAAATCTTTTTCCCACTTATCGAGCTTGAATGGATGGCCCTCGCCCATCCCGCTCGGAATCGTCAGTTCTTGAATGAATGCGATGACGTTCCGCGCGCGCTCGCGGCCATAGGCGGTCCGTTTAACTGGCCCCGCCGAAGAGTCCTGTGAATTTGTTTGCCTTCGCGCTGGCGATCGGCCCGGCGGCAATTCGTGATCTGGCGGAAGGGGAAAGTCCGAATTCGGCGGCATAGCGCACCATGTCACTTGCGGCTTTGGCGGCGGTCACGACCAGCGGATTCTGCATCGGTGTTCCGTTGCGAGCCTTGAACATCAGCGCATTGAGGACCGGATCGCGCCGCGCCATTTCCAACAGCGTTTCCTCGGCCGTCCGCCAACGCGCATATGAAACGCAATACGCCGCCAACACGGCGGTGTCTACAACCGTCAGCAGGTTGAGCCGTACAAGCTCTGTCGCGATGCGCTCCCATTCTATGCGGGCGTAGCCTTGCACGAACGGCGGCGCCTCGGGCACCTCGACGATTGGCGTGGGCTCGGGCTCATTCCCTGGCAGCGCGCGCTTGCCTGGATTGCCGCGCAGAATCTTCAAGTGGGTCGGGATAGGTCTACGGCCGACGAGAGACATATTCAGTGCTCCTGATTATCCGTTACCCGGATGTGGGTATCGCCTTGAACGCCGTGTCGATCTCCGCCAGCGTCGTGGTCGTGCCGGCGTTGATGTTGGTCACGACTGTATTATAGGTCGTGAAGCAGTTGTCGGTGTGTATGGCCATCGCGTGGGCCATCGCATGAATCGTTGTCGCGTTGACCAGATAAGTGTTGCCGTCCGTCCCGACCCAGTTCGTAGTGAAGCTAGAATTATTCGTCGCGTTGACGTTCGCGTCGTTCAGATTGACCTTGCCGTGATCATCGGTGGCAATAGGAACTCCTGACGCCGTCATGCCGCCGGTGTTGTAGTTGTAGCGATCCAGTTCCGCATAGGCGATGAGTTGGGCCTTCGTATACGCCCCGACCGCTGGCTGCACGCAGGTCGTGCCATTGAACAGCCACGCCGGTTGAAAATCCTTGATGTAATACCAGACATCGGCTTCGTTCAGGATTGGCGTCGCGTCGCCATTCATCGCCTTCCACGCGAGGAACGCCGTGTCGGTCGTCGGATCGACGTAGATATTTCGCTTGCTGGCATAGGCCTGCGACGTGTCGCCTGCGACGTACCAATACCAATCGTATCTATTGAACGTGAAAGACTGCGACTGCTGTGCGCGGGGACTAATGAACGAGAAAGCCTGCGACTCCGGCATGAGAGGACTTCCCTTGTTGACGTTTTACGGCCGCCTTTAACCGCCCGACTACCAAGACGGTTAAAAACGTCAATGCTTTCAACCGTTTACAATGGCGAAAAAGACCTTGCATAGGTGCAGTTTTGGCACTATATTAATGACGGTGGCGGCAGTAGCTAGCTCCCTGCGGGTCCGGAACCCTAAGCAGCCCTCGAACGGCAGACTTCCGGCGGGACACCAAAGCAATGGCAACCGGCGAGGCCCACGGGCGCAGCCATCATTATCGTCAATGCGGAAAGTAGCTCCTGCGCCCGGTGCCGCACGCGAATCGATCGCGTGGACGATGGCGGGGTTCAGGTAGGAGCGAGGATTTTGGTGGCTCGAAACGGGGAACTGCTTAGCGCGGTCTATGCCACAGGAAC